CAGAAAATGAATATTCAAAATCATATAAAGAGCCTGATTTTGAATTTGATAAGCAATTACGAGTTGATGAACAATATATAAGTAGTTTACCAGATTTACAAAATGGACATGCTGCTTTAATTCAAGGCGCCCCTGTAGCAATTCAACAAGTTGGAATTCATAATTTTCGATTACCATTACGATATTCTCGCAAAAACAACCCTATACCTTTGGAATTAGAAACTTCAGTTACAGGTACTGTATCGTTAGAAGCTCATAAAAAAGGTATTAATATGTCTCGCATTATGAGAACTTTTTATGAATATAAAGATGAAGTATTCACTTTAGAAACAGTAAGACAAATCTTAAATTCATATAAAGAAAAACTTGGTTCTTTTGAAGCAAGAATAATGATGAAATTTTCTTACCCTATTATTCAAAAATCATTGAGAAGTGGATTAGAAGGGTATCAATATTATGATGTTTGTTTTGAAGTAGATATGGATAAAGATGGTAATACAAAAGAAATATTACATTTTGATTTTGTATACTCTTCTGCTTGTCCGTGTTCATTTGAGTTAGCTGAACATGCTCGCAAATATAGAAACAAAGCAACTGTATCTCACTCTCAACGAAGTGTAATGAGAGTCTCAATTGATTGTGCAAAAATGATATGGATTGAAGATTTGAAAGATTTGTGTTTAGAAGCTCTTCAAACAGAAACTCAAGTTATGGTTAAAAGAGAAGATGAACAAGCTTTTGCAGAGTTAAACGGTTCTTATTTAAAATTTGTTGAAGATGCAGTAAGATTAGTGTACAAGTCTTTAAGTAACAATCCCGATATCAAAGATTTTAAAATAATTGCTTCTCATAATGAAAGTTTACATAGCCATAACGCTATTGCAGTTATTACTAAAGGAATACCTGGAGGGTTTGATCATACAGTATCGAGAGAAGATTATAATGTATTAGGTAGTAGATAGTTAGTGAACTGCCTATAATCTAAAGAATTATAGGCTTCCTGCAAAGTAAACTTTGCAATACATTAGTATTTATTACTAATGGCTCGTTCACAGAAGCAAGCTAGTTATATTGATAATAATTTATCAATAATTAAAACTAATAATATTACAGTGAAACTGTAATTCATATTCTATTTACCCTGAATATGGAGGGTTTTATATAAATATAAAATTTTTAAAACAATAACTAAATTATTTGTACTTTTTTTTTAAAAAAATATACCCAAATTTATTCTAAAAGCTAAAGACTTTTAGGTTTTCTTTGAGAGTTTTATAAAATTAAATTAATATATTAAACAAAAAAAAATAACAAAATGGAAGTATTAAATTTAGTAACAACAGGAGATGAATTAACAAAAAAATATGGCTTTACTCCAACAATAGTACCTTTAGCTACTTGGCCAGATGAAAAACAAAAATTTCTTATTGCTGAAGAAGTTAAAGAGTTTGGTGATTTCCTTATTAGAACATTTAGACCTGATTTGCGTTTAGTAAACATTGGATATGTTTTTAAGCAAAAAGCTAGTAAAAGTGGTGATAATGTTACTTTAGGAGCTGCTAAACCACAAAACGAATTACAAAAAGTATTACATAATATTGATGCTGTTATTGAAATTGGTTTTGATACATGGAAAGATTTAACCACAGATCAAAAAGCAAGATTAGTTGATCATGAATTAGCCCATATAGGTTTAAACCTAGACGGAAGTAAAATTGTTTCCAACCCACATCCGGTAGAAGAGTTCCCGGAGATTGTACAGAGATGGGGATTAGGAAATGATGCACAAATAGATTTTATAGCAGCTTATAACAAGTTTTGTGAAAATAATAAGAAATAATGACTCAAAAACACATTTCTTTTTCTGAATATCGTTTATATAAAACATGTCCTTTTAAACATTATTTAAGTAAAGATTTAAAATATTCGGAACCCAGCAATGAGTTTTTAATGTTTGGATCTGCTGTACATGCAACAATTGAAGAGATTATAAAAAAACAACCTTCAAAAATATTATGGAAGCCAATATTTGAAAAACATTTATTAAACGAATCAAATGAGGTTTTAATGAAAACTTATTTTGGACGTTTATTCACCAAACAAGGTGTAGAAATAATAAAAGAATTAAATTTTTTTGAAAGGTTTAAAGAATGGGAAGTGGTAGGTGTTGAAGATGAATTATATGAAGAGTTGTTTAACCATGAAGGTGACACAATTTACTTTAAAGGAATTATTGATTTAGTTTTAAAAAAGGGCGATGAGTATCTAATATTAGATTGGAAAACTGGAGCAAAACCTTGGGATATAGAAAAGAAAAAACAAGACCGAGATTTTTTTGGACAATTAGCTTTATATAAACACTTTTATGCAAAAAAACATAACATTCCGATAGAGAAAATTCAAACTCGATTTGTTAATTTAACTAGAGATCCTGTTAGTGTACAACAATTTGATATTGATTTATCATCAGAGTTTTGTGAATATATTTTAAATGATATTATATCAATAGCTAAACAAATTATAACTACAACTGAAAGGTTAAAATTGAAACATTATGGAAATAAAACTGCATGCAGTGGGTGTTATTTTCATAATAAAATTTGCAATGATGATCCGTTTCAAAAAGTTGAACCATATAAATCTAATAAAAGTTAATGAGTAACAGACCTAAAGTAGCAATTGTATTAGATTATACACTACGTTTACCTAATTTTAAAGAATGTTATTCAATAGCAAGAGAACAAATACTTACTAACAACAAAGCGGATACTCTTGAACAAAAGGATATAATAATAGAAAATAACTATTGGCAACAACAAGCACAACAAGAAGAAGTTTTAAAATTTTACGCTCAAATAACCGTTCCAGAGTTAGATGAACAGTTTGATATGTCTTTAAAAAAATACTTTTATAATGAAGAGCATTTAAATAAATTTTTAGAAGAATGGTCATATAATTTATTTGGACAAGGTAGTGTAACTAATAAAGCAGATATTAACATGATTAATATTGCCCAAACAAAATTATGTGATATTGTATTAATTGATGTAACAACACATACACGTAAAATTTCTAATACATTTGCTTTTTTAGCAAGAACAGGTATTTTTATTAAGGAAGTACGTTTTTTAACACACTTTGAATTAGAAAACATTAAAGAAGAGTTTTTTGATATTTGGAACCCTTATGAAAGTAAAAATATAATTTTGCCTAACAATAAATTTGGACAACCTAGTGGGAAACTATTAGAGTGGTTTGAGGAAGTAGAAAAAAAAATTAAAAACAAATAAACTAACAATAATGGATAAATTAATAATTTTACATGTTGATGTAGGAACAAAACTAATACTTGATGATTTAGCTCATATAGAGCGCGTAAGAAAACAAGTACAGTTTGAAGAAGTAGAAGGATATAATGTACAAACAATTACTACAAATAACCCAGATAGTACGGAAATTAAAATAAATTGTATATATCCTCCAGCAATTTCTTTTGTTGATGCAGAAAAATTAACAGATTTAAGAAGTAAATTAGATGAATATGTAAATATTATTCAAAAAGAATTAAAATGAAACAAAAAAAGAGTAAAAAATCAGAATTTCGTAAACGTATTGATTCAGATATTAAAAAGCAATACGATTTAAATCTCCCAGAAGAAAAACGTAAACAGTTAAGATATGCTAAATTAGAAGGTATATTTAACCAATTAACTAATAGAGAAAATAGATATTTGTTTTATTGTCCAGATATTCCATTTGCATGTTCTTTAGTGCGTATTGTTTATGAACATGTAAATATTTTAAATAAATTAGGATATAGGGCAGAAATTATTCATGAAGTAAAAGGATATAAACCTACTTGGTTAAAAGAAAATTACGTATCAGATATTAAAGTACATTATTTATCTGAGAAAGATAAATCAGGTAAATTAACCAAACCATCTTTTAATTTTTCTCCGACAGATACTATTGTTATTCCAGATGGATTTTGGACTGTAATGACTGGTTTTGTTGAAATTAAAACTTTACATAAAGTAGTATTAGCATTAGGATATGGTGGTTTTATGACTGCAGAGCCAGGAGCTAATTGGGCTGATTTAGGATTTACTGATGTATTATGTGTATCAGAACAAATCAAAGAAGATTATCAAAGACATTGGCCAGGTTTAAATTATTATGTAACTGGTTATACAGTTAACCAAGAACAATTTGCTCCAGTAGCAAGTAGAGAAATTACTCCTACTATTGGATTAGCTTGCAGAAGTAGAGAAGATGCTCAAGCTATAATTAACTTATTTTATAGTAAATATCCGTTTTTTGATATGTTTCAATTTAGAGTTTTAAAGAAAATGGATACTGAAACGTATGCTGATGTATTACGTCATTGTGCTCTACAAGTGTTTATAGACGAAAAAGCTGGACATCCTGCACCTTTAATAGAAGCAATATCATGTGAAGTTCCTACTATATCAGTTTTTGGTAGAGGTATGAGCCACTTAGATCAGCAACAAGGAATTCAATGGTTACCTACTAATGATTTATTTATAGTAGTTGAAGCAATTGCTGAATTTTGTTTAAATTGGTTAGAAAATAATATTAACCCTATTATTGATAAATCTATTTTAAACAATTACACTTATAATGCTTTAAGAGATAGAATCTTGTTTGCTACGAAGGAGTTACAAAATCATAAGGTTATGTTATTTACTGCTATTAAAACCGCTGTAGATGAAGGCAAATTAGAAGATACAGTCTTAGATACATTACCAGTAACATCTTCTAACAATGAAGAAATTACACAGTCAACATTAACAGTAGTAAAAGATTAATTTAATGCAAGTTAATAAGAATTATTATACCAATAGCCCTAAAACCTCTAACATAGGAATACAATTAGAAATTATATTCCCCGACTTTCCAACTTCAGAAGAAATTAGAACTAAAATAAAAAACAAAATAACTACACAACAGTTTATAGTTAAAAACATTAAACGATAATCTAAAATATTTTAAATGAAAAAAATTAAATATATTATTATAGGAGCTAAAAAAGAGAAAATTAACAAAGAAACGTTAGAGTCTCTAGTAGCTTTAACTGGAAAAGCAGATTTACAAACTGTTTTCATACAAGTATCTGATAAAGAAAAAGAAGAGACTCTAATTAACGAAGAAATAAGTAAAATAGAAGAAGAAATTGAGTATGTATGTATTGTTAAGAACGGCTCTATATTCAAAAATACATTTGCTAAAACAGTAGAAGATTATATAACTAATCCTAATGTGGTTTATTTACCCCTTGTAGAATACCATGGAGTTTCTGGAGAAACTACAGGGTTTAAAGGATTTTTAAACTCTTCTTTATGGAAACCGTATTTTACTGAAAACATAGGAGAATTAGATTTAAAGTTATCTAAAAGAGGAGTTGATTTAACAATTTATGGTGCTATCATTCCTGTGAATATTTTAAAAAACAATAAATTTAAATCAACAATACCTTATTATTCATATTTTGAATGGTTTAATAGAATTATTAATAAAGGAGTAACTGTTGTAGGTATTCCAAGAGTAGTTGTTAAATCTATGTTTGATTACGAATTACAATCTTTGTCAAAAGAAGATAAAATTGCCTTTTTTAAACAAGCACAAGAAGATTATGTAAATGAAGCTTAATCGTGATTTGTTAAAAGTCATTAGTTTAATAAACAAGGAGATAGAGGAAGGTAATTCTTCTTATTGTCTCCTTGTCTCTTTATCTAATGATTTTTCTCCTGTTAAATGTTCTAAAATAGCATTAAACTTAAATGATATTAATCCACATAGATCTACGTTAGATTTAAAAATTGATATTCAATCAATTGAATCGATAAGTGATTATATAATTAATTCACTTAAATCTACTCAATTAAACACTAAAGATTATACTTTACACATTATAGATAGTACCAGTAATGATGTTTTAAAAACAATTGATATAAAAAATTGTCATATTACTGAATTTACATATATTGACGATAACGATTGTCAAATAACTTTAACCTGTGATACAATTACAAATTTTTAACTTTTAACATATGAATGGATTTAACAAATCAACCCAAAAAAAGAGGGAGAAAACCTAAAAACCCAGAGAGAACCAATGAATATTTTTCTTCTAAACAAGAAGAAGCAGTAAAAATGTTTTTAACAGGAAACATTTCAGAGCGAGAAAGAAACTACATTTTTGAAAATATTATAGATCCTTCATTAAAAGAATTAATTGACGGGATATTAAAAATGCCCATGTTTCAAAAATTAGTTGTTATAGGTACTAATGTTGAACAATTAAAAGAAGACGCATATTTTCATCTTGTTGAAAACATGCATAAGTTTGATCCCAATAGAATAGGTAAAAAAGACACACCAGTAAAAGCTTTTTCGTATTACGGAACAATTGTTAAAAATTATTTTCTAGCACTTAAAATTAAAAACGATAAATTAATTGCTGAACACAAAGGTGCTGTAGATATTGATGATATAAAAGAACAAGTTCCCGCGAATAATACCAGTGAAGAAGAGTTTAATGAAACTATTAAATTAGTAATAGATCAGTTAGATAAAACTCTTACTAGTAAAAAATTAAATAAAAATGATTTAGTTGTAGGACATACTTTAAGATATATGTTAATAAATTGGCATAAAATTGAATTCCAAGATAAAAATGAATTTATTAGAAAATTATGCTATTATACCCAATTAAAACCAACAATTGTAGCTAGAAGTTTAAAAAAATATAAAACACTAGTATATGATTTGCTTTTCCAACCTAGAAAAAAACGAAAATCTAAATAAATATTTAATAATAAATGTTTAGTATAAATGGCAAAAAGAAAAATAACAATTGATGATGAAGGTTTAAATGATCTAATTAATGATGCTTTAAATGGGTGCATAGAAGATTTACAAGAAGCTGCTTTAAATGTTGATTTATACAAAACAGAAGTTTTAAACGATAAACTAGGAAAAGAAAGATATTCTACTCAGTTAAATGAAGCTCTAAAAATCAAAGGATCAGCCAGAGATAGATTAATCAAACTAATTAATTTGGTTAAAGATAGAGTAAAAACTAAAGAGTTTTTTGAACAACAATCTTCTGGTGTTGGAAATTATTCCCCAGAATTAATTAGTAAAATAATTGATGAAATTAATGATGAAGATTAATTTAAAAGAAATAACGACCCAAGAGTTAGAAAATAAATTAAAATATCTATCTTCTACTGCTGAACAATTACGTAAAGACATTCTTAATAAATGTGATAAGTTAGAAGTTCTTTACAAAGAATTAATATTAATAGATGATGAATTAAAAGAAAGAAAAAATGGCAACACCAAATAGAATTACATCATCTCGTCCATCAGATCAAATTAAAACTTCTTTAGCCGACTTAATAGCTGTCAATAATGCTATAGGCCAAAATAGAATGTTTTATTATGGTCAAGTTATTGATTCTAACGATCCTAAAAATGCTAATAGAATAAAAGTAAGAATTCCCTTATTAGATGACGTGTTTTATCTTAACGATAAAAACGAATTAGAAGATTCAATTGGTGATGATAAATTGCCTTATTGTTTACCAGCTAATTCACATTTTATAGATACTCCTGAAAACGGTAGTGTAGTACTAGTTGGTTTATTTGATTTAGATAATCCATATGCTGGGAGGGTTTATTTTAATGTATTAAGTGAGTTAAATAATAAAAATATTTTTGATAAATCTAAACTTACTGAAGAGCAGACTGGTGATAATGCGTGGGAAACCGCTGAAAAAAGTATTGAGTATAGTTATAATAGCACTCCAGGTTTGAGAGGCAATAAGAAAATTAAGTCTAAACAAAAAACAAAAAACGACAAGATAGGTATTAAGGGTAAAGATAAAAACAAATTAATTTTTGAAGATGGAAAAACTTATTTAATACAAAATGAAGGCGATATAAATGAATCTAAAATTGAAATAACAGGAGATATTGATATTAGAGCTTCTGATATGATTAATATATTAAGCAAACAAGGGACTATTACTCACAGTCCTGTTTTTGCTGATCCCCTATTTGTTTATTTAGAGTTAGTTAATGTATTATTAGCACAATTGGTATTAGTACATACTACTGTTCCTAGTTTATGGTTGGGAGCTATACCTAACGGGCCCTCACCTGCATCTAGCGGATTACCTGGAACTTTATCTACACTCCAACAACAACTTCAACAATTAAAACAAATAGGAAAATCAAAAAAAATTAAAATTAACTAATGTCTGTTCTTAATAGTGTATTAGCACAAAACATATTAAACGCATTTGTTAATTCAGCTCCTAATCCTGGTAGTGTATCTCCTAATGATAATCTTATTGAGTTATGTAATGGATTAGCTAATGCTATTATCTCTTATAATCCTAATAACAATAATAACAGTAATGTCGTATCTGTTAACGGTTATACAGGAATAGTTGTTTTAAACAAAGCTGATATAGGTTTAAGTAATGTTGATAATACTAGTGATTTAAATAAACCTATAAGTATCGCTACTCAAAACGCTTTAAATAATAAAGCGAATTTAATTCATACCCATAGTTTAAGTGATATTACTCAATCGGGTGCGTCAACAGGTCAAGTACCTCAATGGAATGGTAGTAATTGGGTTCCAGTTACTATAAATACTAGCAATGTAATTTCAGTTAATGGTTATACGGGAGTTGTTGTTTTAAATAAAGCTGATATAGGATTAGCTAATGTTGATGATATACAACAATTACCTTTGTCTTATTTAGATATTGATACGTTATTAACAGCAAATAGTGACGTAAAAGTTCCTTCACAAAAAGCTATAAAAACATATGTTGATAATGGATTAAATACTAAGCAGAACTTATTAGGGTTTACTCCGGAAAATGTTGCTAATAAAGTTACTACATTAACTTCTCCTAATAATACAACATATCCTACTACACAAGCAGTTGCTAACGATGTTTTATATACTTGGACTCCTACTTCTACGTTTACACAAGGACAGAAGTTTGTATGGCGAGCAGCTACTAACGATTGGAGAACTTACATAGTTAGAAATGGATTTACATTGAATGCTGGCGAAACACCATTTACTAATCCTGAGAAAGTGGATAAACTAAATCCATTTAGTACCTTCTCATTAAAATACATGACCGTTAATCCTGGTAATACAAATAATGGTAATGGTTTATTAGGTATACAAAATTGGTTATATGATGAAGTAAATGATAAGTATGTAATAGCAGGTGGGCCCAATACTGACAACGTAATAATATTTACCAGACCTAATGTTAATGAAATATACACAAGTATTACAAATATAAATTGTAGCCACGATGTTATAAGAGTAGTTTATATAAACAACGAATATTGGGCTATTACTAGCGTAGCTGGCACTATGACTATAACAAGAATAAATGCTGTTACTAATACTATTATTGGAACATTTACAAGTACCTATAGTGGTACTATATCTGGAGGGAATTATATAGTTAGAAATAATCGTTTATACTATGTAACATTTCAATCAACAGTTTCTCTTTTTAGATTATATGAAATAGATTCTACTACACTTACAACAGCATTATTGATAGACCAAACTACAGGATCTGGATTTACATATATGGTTTGGTGGTTTGATGAAGTAAATGGATTTATATGTACAAGTACAAATGGTGCTAATACTTTTAGAGTATATAATATTAATACATACACATTGATTGGTACATATAATATGCCATATTTTGGAAATATGACACATTATATACAACCTATTTACGCAAGCAATGGTAAAACTTATATAATTTTTTCACAAAGTAATGTTGGTGTTGGTGGTTTAAGAATTCTTGAAATAAATCCATCAACTGGTGAACCTACAGTTGTATTAACATTAGGAAATTCAATAACTGCCCCTAATAATGCTTATCAAGTTTTATACGATGCAAGTAATCCAGATTGGGCTTTATTTGCAGCTGTTAATAATCCATTAGGTATAGCTTATTTTATCAATGTTATAACAGGCGAGTCTGTTGTGATTAACATACCAATGTTTTCACAATTAAGATATTTTAATAAACAACTTGAGTATTATTATTATATTGGTCCTGCTGGTGTTACAACTGTTAGACATATTTTGAGATATGATTTTAGGTAATAAAACAAAAATACAATGAACATACAAGTAAGAAACAACAAGATATTAGCGATAGGAGAGAGAATCCTAGACAATGGGCTTAACGAAGTGTTCCCTATTGATATGGACATTCTACCTAAAACAGAAGAAGGTAATTTAGATTATGAAAAAATATTTAGTGCAACTGTTATATTTACAGATAATAATATAACAGAATTAATTTGGGATAATGACTAATTGGGGTTGTACATATTTTCCGTTTGAAGAAAACTATCAAGATAAATCTTTACGTAAAGCAACAAGCATTAATGATACAATTAAATCTTGTATTCGTTGTTTTTTATTAACTGAAAAAGGACAAAGACGCGGTAATCCTATAGGAAGTATTCTTCCTACTTTAGTACATAAGTTAATTTCTGAAGATGAATTGTCTAGCTACGCTGATGATATAAAAAACGAATTAGTGGCTCAGTTTCCAGGGATCATTTTTTACAATGTTGTATTAACTAAAAATATAGATAATAATATTAGTAGTTTAAATGTGCAAATTTCCTTTAGTACACCAATTAGTGAAGTAACCGAACTAGTATTATTAATACAGAGATAAACAAACTATGAAATATTAAGAATAAAAAAATGGCTGTTCGAGTAAATTATTTGTCAAGAGATTTTGAAAGTATAAAAAGAGATTTGTTAAACTGGGCCAAAACATATCACCCAGATTCGATGTTATACATAAACGATGCTTCTCCAGATATTATGTTTTTAGAAATGTGTAGTTATGTAGGTGATATGTTATCATATTATACAGATAAAACATTTAACGAATCATTTCTAACAACAGCACAAGCTAGAGTTTCACTAGTAAGAATTGCCAATGATTTGGGTTTTTTCGATATTGGATTAACTCCATCTCAAACACAAGTAGTATTATCTGTTGTTGTTCCTGCTTTTACTGATCCTAACACTGGAGTAATTTCTCCAGATCCAGAATTGTTACCAGCTATTAAAAGTGGTATGGTAGTACAATCTGATAGTGGTGTAATTTTTGAAATATTAGAAGAAGTTAATTTCGCAGATAGTAGAAATAGAAATATTATTCCTAATTTAGATGCAAATAGACAAATTATTAATTATACAATAGAAAAAACAGCGGTAGCTAAAGCAGGGGAAACTAAAATACAAAGGTTTTATATAGATGAGAATTTAGCTAAACCCTTTTTAACCATTAGTTTAGATGATAGTGAAGTAACTGAAATAATTGGGGTAGTAGCAACTCCCGGAAATACATTTATAGCCCCACCAGATGAAGATTTTGTTGATATTGATAAAGCGTTTTTTGAAGTACGCCTATTAATAGAGGATAGTAAATTTGTAGAATTAAATCCTCTACAACAACCAACACAACAAACAACTAGTTATATTTCACCAGCTATTAAACAAGGAGTAAGAGTCCCAATATCAAAAAGATTTATTGTTCGAAGAGATGTAAACGGAGTAGTTAGTTTAACTTTTGGCTCAGGAACAACTTCATACAATTCTTTTAACAATTTAATACAAAATTCTATTAATTCTAACAATGTATCTTTAAGTCAAGTATTAACTAATACAACATTAGGGGAAATACCGCCAGTTAATTCTACATTATTTGTTAAATATAGAGTTGGCGGGGGGGAAAAGACAAACGTAACTATTAATCAAATTAATAACATTTTAGCTAAACAGTTTTATCCCGCATCACCTAATGTTTCAGTAGTGGATGTACAAAATGTAAGAGATTCTTTAACAATACGAAATGATATTCCTGCATTAGGAGGAACAGAGACTCTTTCAGTAGAAGAAATAAGACAAAATGCTAATAAATATTTTGCATCACAAGATAGATTAGTTACTTATGATGATATACAATCTATAATCAATACTATGCCCCCTCAATTTGGAAGGCCTTTTAGAATATCTTATGAAGAAATAAAACCTAGAGTAGCAAATTTTCAACAAGTTGAAAATGGTATTAATTTTTTATTAGATGAATTGTTGACAGAATCAACAACAATTGGCCGACAATTAAAAGCACAAGAAATTAAACAATTTTTAAATAACCTAAGAACAGCACCAACAGTAATTAATAATAATATAATTCAGTCTACTTTAGATTCTAGTAGTTTACAATTATTAGGGCAAACCCCTACTTTATGGATTGGTGAAAAAGCTAGATTATACATTTTAGGTATAGATGAAGATGGTAAATTATTATCTGCTTATAAAGATAGTAATGGATTATGGGTATCTCCAAATGATTTATTGAAAAAAAATATTAAAGAGTTTATTAAACAAAAAAGATTAATTGGAGATTGGATTGACATTGTAGACGCAAGAATAATTAATATTAGAATTGAATTTACAGTATTAGTGGATAAAAAAAATAAACAAGAAGTATTAATACAATGTTTAAATCGATTAAAAGAGTATTTTTCTGTATATAATTGGCAAATTAATCAACCAATATTTATATCAAATGTAACAACTATTTTACAAGAAATTGATGGGGTAGTTAATGTTGTAGATTTAAAATTTTATAATATTTTTGGATTAGGTCCTGATAACAAAGACCCTGTTACTGGTCGAGTATACTCACCTATGGAAACTGGTAGATATAGAAATAATAAACCTACTCCGTTAAACACTTCTAATAACTTATTTGAAATGAAATCAGTTAATAATATTATATTAAGCTATCCTGATAGTATGTGGGAATGTAGATATCCAGAAAGTGATATTATTGGAAAAGTAATTTGAAATATTTTTTTTAAAAAAGTTGTTTGGTTGTTTATTTTAATATATCTTTAGGGCAATAAATTAAAAACAATAATTTTAATTATCAGTTTCTCTATTATTTGTTCTTAACTTAGTTAAGGGTAAAAAAAATAACAAATAATAATGAGAACTGTTATGTGTAAAACCTCAGCTAGCAGTTTTAGTTTTAGTTGATATAATTAGAATTAAAAAGAAATATTAACTAATAACTCTAAAAAATTTAAAGATTCAAACTCCTAGCACAAAATTACACATAATGTTAAACTCTTTCTTAGAACCCCTGTTTTACGGGGGTTTTTTTTTGTTTAAAAGGTTGTTTGGTTACTTACTTTAACATATCTTTAGGGTAATAAATTAAAACTTATGAAAAAAGTAGTATTATTTATCTTATTAGGAATGTCGTTAAATTCTTTCTCACAAACACTAGAACAAGAGTTTTATGATCGCTTTTTTAACCCTACAGAAAATTCTTTAGAGTACTCTGCTTTAAAGAATTTAAGAAAACTTGAATCTATTAAAGACTCAGTCCCTGCAAGGTTGTTAGATGTTTACATGTTTGAAGTCGGAGTAGCATTGTTTGATATTTATGAACATGAAAAATCTTATGAAATACTTAAGAGAGTTAATTATACTAATTTAACTCAATATCACCAAAATTTTTATTGGGGATATCTTACTGGAGCAACAGAACACATAGATTCAACATTAGCAATAGAAACATATAATAAATATTTTGAATACATTGAGTTGAATAAAAGTAAGTTTGCAAAATGTGATTCTGCTGAAATTGTACAAACAATGAAGGCTTATTATGCTTTTACTTATCAGTTTGATAAAGCGTATGAATATTCACTATTAGAAGAACAATATAATGATTGTTGGGCAAATATAGAGGATGATATTATATATGATCATCACATAAGAATTTTTTATAAATACAAACATATAAGTCAAAATAAAGATAACAAATTTACTAAAACAAAAAGTGACTTAAAAGTATTAGATTCTTTGTTTAACAAAGCAGATCAAATACAAACTAAATTAGATATTTTAAACACTTCTATGTTTGTTGCAAACTTATTAAATGAATACGATTTATTAATATACTATTCTATTAAAAAAGATACTGTAAATCAATTATTATGTGAAGAAAAACAACGAGCCAATACGCGCAGTATCTTACAAGAAACAAAGCTAAAACATAGTGAGCAAGAAATTAAACATTTAAACGCTTTAAATCAACAAAAGAGAAGAATAAATATAATAATTGGCGTATCTTTAATTATAGTAGTTATTATATTATTAATAGTTTTTGTTTTATTAAAACACACAAAAGCTCAAAAAGTATTAATAGAACAATCTAAAAAAGTTATTGAAAATAAAAATAAAGAAATGATTGATAGTATTGAATATGCTAAAAATATTCAAAGTACTATAATGGTTGATATTAGTGAAATTGAAAATGATAATTGTTTTGTATTATATAAGCCAAAAGATATTGTAAGTGGTGATTTTTATTGGTATGCTAAAACAGAACAATATACTTATTATGCTGCAGCTGATTGTACAGGTCATGGTGTACCAGGAGCATTAGTATCAATGTTATGTTCTCAAGCACTTAACGATACAATTAAACAATTTGTTAACCCAAATGATATTTTAACTTATACTAATCAAGTTATTTATTCTCATATGTCTAAATTTAACAGACAAGACGGGATGGATGTTGCTTTAGCAGCAATTGACTTTGAAAACAATAAAGTATTATTTAGCGGAGCTAATAGACCTTTGTTTGTATATTCTAATAAAGAAGTACAAGAGATTAATGGAACTAAACAATCAATTGGTGGATATAATACAAAAAACCAATTTGAATTAGTTGAATTAACTTTGAGTAAAGGTGATACTGTTTATTTAACTACAGATGGTTTTATTGACCAGTTTGGCGGAGAAAACAACAAAAAGTTTGGGAAAAAGAATTTTAAAGAATTACTTTTAAAAATAAATCAAACTAACTTTGAGAAACATAAAACAATAATCGATGCTGAGTTTACTTCTTGGAAAGGAGAACATAATGAACAGACTGATGATGTTTGTGTAATAGGAATTAGTTTGTAAATTTATTATGATTCACTTTAATACTTTAAATGAATTAAAAACGAGATAACATAAACAATGAATTTTAAAGACTTATCTCAAACCCAAAGAAATGAGTATTTTAATTTATTTTACAATGAATATAATAGTATAATATTACAATACATTGAAGAAAATAAAAAAAATCTACCTTTTGTATGGTCATTTGGTTATGATAAACAGAACAAACACCCACTTAAATTATTTGGCATTAAACCCAGAGGATCAGGATTTTTAGTTACTATTTCAAAAAAGTCCCTTCCACCAAAAAAGTTCTTTCCCTCTGAAATACATCTTAGAATAATTAAAACAAAGAAAAAAAAAGGAGAATATGTTTATTTTATAAAACCGTATATAAGTCCTTATTATAATAAGAAACTTCCATGGCAAGAAATAACAAAAGAACAATTTAGCTTACTTAATCAAATATATAATGTAACTATTCTCCCTTCCTGTAAGAAAGACTTAATAAGCGTTTTAATAAATATAAAAAATGAATTAATATGATAATAGTTAAACTTCCTGGTAAAATTGTATTACCTGAAAATATAGCACGAGCATATTTAACACAAATTGAATCAGCTTATATTGATACTAAAAAAAAATGGGAATTAGAATTTACAAAATTAAAACCTGAGCACAAAAGATATTTACAGGACATGGAAGAGAAAATTAATTTATTACGTCAACAATTAAAGATAAATTAACCTAGTTCACTCTTTTTAAATTAAATAGAAAGTTGGATTATCAGAAATAAGTTTATAATTTTAGGGTAAGAAATTAAACAATTAATATATTTATTTAAAAAAAAATGAAAACAAGTGTTAACATATCACGTATTGCGATAATCGCACCGGAAGATTGCGAGCGTAATAGGGGTTTGTTAACAACTTAGTTAATCATTATAAATAAAATATTAAATGTTAACAAACCTCTTAGAACAACACCTAAGAGGTTTTTTATTATTTTAAAATTATTATATTTATATAAAACTTTCCATATTCAAGGTAAATAGAATATGAATTACAATTACAATTGTAATATTATTAGTTTAATTATTGATAAATTATTATCAATACAACTAGCTTGCTCTCGTGAACGAGCCATTAGTATTTACTACTAATGTATTGCAAATTAAACTTTGCAGGAAACTTATAATTCTTTAGATTATAGGTAGTTCACTTACAAGGATGTGGAGACAATTGGTAGTCGACTTGATTTGGGATCAAGAAAGTAGGTATTTTAAAGCCGAAAATGCAGGTTCGAGTCCTGTCATCCTTACAATAACAGTGAAGTGTTTAAAAACTAAAGGCTTTTAAACTTCTTGGTTCGTAGATTCTTTTATTAAAGATATCTCCCCAAGCTCTACCCCACCTCCCGTGGGTGAATAATTATATGTAAATAGTATATTTTTTAAATTATTTATATTTTTTTTAAAAAAAAAGAAATTTAATTCTCAAATTCATCCTAAAAGCTAAAGACTTTTAGGTTTTCTTTGAGATCTTTATAAATTACAGCTGCGGCGCATAACGGTTGGTGCACTCGACTGTCTCTCGAGAGTTAGAGGGTTCGACTCCCTTCGTAGCTGCTAAAAAAAATATATAATGAACATTGAAGAAATAAAATGGGGTGATTTAACTATAATTATTAATAATTGTAATAATAATTATGTTGCTGAAATTAAACAACATGTTAATATTAGAGTAAAAGCTACGGAAAGAGAACAAGCTTTAAAACAAATTAAAGAGTTGTTTCTTTATATGCTAAGTAACAGGTTAATATAATTGGGCTACATCTCGAAGGCAGAGCACTTGTTTTGCACACAAGTGAAAATAGTTAGGTTCGATTCCTACGTAGTCCACAGTAACTATGTCCCGTTAGAATAGTGGTCGAATTCGCTCGCCTTTCACGCGAGAGATCATGGGTTCAAATCCCATACGGGATACTAATCATTCTCATATAGCTCAGTTGGTTTAGAGCACTTGTCTGATATACAAGAGGTCGCAAGTTCGAATCTTGCTATGAGAACATTTTAATAATTAATATTAATTGTTTTATTATTATGAAAGCAGTAGAAAAAGAAATAGAAGTCATTAAGTTTGAATATTATTTAGAAAAAGAAGAAAAACTTAAAAGACGTAGATTACGTAAATGTTTGATGATTAGAAAAATTTTTAAATTAAATTAATTCCTTGTGGTGTAGTGGTTAAGCACGATATTCTTACAAAATATAGACCTGAGTTCGATTCTCAGCAAGGAAACTTAAATTAAAAACTAATGAATACACAAATGTTAATTGGGTTAGATAGTACTACTGCTAAACAAATTTGCTTAAACAGTGGGTTTAAAATAATTTTACTACTTCCACAAGAAGAAGTAAAAGAAACAACTTATAACTATAACCCTAAAAAAATTACATTGTTTAAAAAAAATAACATTATAACTAACGTAATAGTAGGATGAAACATACTTTTGTTTGCATTAGTGATACACATTCAAAACATAAAGAAATTCCGCAGAAACAATTAAAATCTGCAGATTTTATTATACATGCAGGTGATATTAGTAATCGTGGATTTGAATATGAAATAAGAGATTTTCTAAATTGGTATTCTGGATTAAACCAATATACTTATAAAATTTTAATTGCAGGAAATCATGATTTCTTTTTTCAAGATTATAAAGAACCAACAAGAGAGTTGTTAAAAGAGTATCCTAATATAATTTATTTAGAAAATGAAAGTATAGAGATTGAAAATATTAAGTTTTGGGGAAGTCCAATTCAACCTACTTTTTTTAACTGGGCTTTTAATGTAGATAGAGGAGAAAAGATAAGGCAATATTGGGATATGATTCCTCATAACACGGATATTGTAATTACACATGGACCAGTTTATAAACAATTAGATTTAGTAATTAATGAATATAGTTCTAATAATGGAGAGCATGTAGGGTGTGAAGAGTTGGGTAAAAGATTACAAATTATTAAACCGATAATACATATAAGTGGTCATATACATTGCGGAAGAGGGGTTTCGCAAACTGATAATACAGCGTTTATTAATGCTTGTATTTTAGACGAGGATTATAAAGTAGTTAATTGGCCGATTTATTTTGAATTAGAAAATAAAAAAATAATTAATATTGAATATTAAATTTCTCTCGTAGTTCAGTGGTAAGAACAGGATACTTATACTATCAAGGTCAAAGGTTCGATTCCTTTCGAGAGAACAAAACGGGTGTGTGGTCTGAGTCAGGTTTAGGCGTTACGCTGCAAACGTAAATTAGATAGGTTCGAATCCTATCACACCCTCTAATAAAAAAACACCTTTAAAAACAATTGTTTTACAAAAAAAAATATATTTAATTTTAAATTATAATGTGGATCAATGCATTAATATTTTCAGTTACTATGATATTATTAGTAATTTTTTTAGGAACCCCTAAAAAAGACAATAATTGTAAATGTAACGATTGTAAGTGTAAAAAAGATGAAAAATAAAATTATGAATATGATAACCTTATTAACATGGCGCTCGAGTCAACATATGACGTTGATTGAATCGGGGTTATTTTGTATTTATATATTATTTGACATTTTAATATGACATTATAGAGAAATAAAAAGAAATTACAAATAACCCTGATAACTTCAGGGTTATTTTTTTTTTTACACGCACCTTTAAGATAATGATAGTCGCTTAAGCTCCAACCTTAAGAGTGAGGGTTTGATTCCTTCAAGGTGTGCTAAATAGAGAGTTGGGGGAGTTGGCTTAACCCAATGGTTTGCTAAACCATCATACCTTTTAAAAAAGGTATCATCAGTTCGAATCTGATACTCTCTGCTAAAACGCTCTTATAGTTTAGTTGGTAAAATACTTGTCTTGTAAACAAGAGTCGTCAGATCGTAACTGACTAGGAGCTCATGTGAAATATAATTTGGAAAGTGAACAGAACAATGGAAGTTCGCCTTGTCTTGAAAACAAGTGGTACTTACGGGTATGGGGTTCGAGTCCTCCGCTTTCCGCAATTTTTTTTTATGGGTTAATAAGTGTAATTGGTTATGCACACAAGTCTGTGAAACTTGTAGATCGAGTTCGAATCTCGAATTAACCCCTATATTTGGCCTTATAGTTTAATTGAAAAAACATCTGAATACGAATCAGAAGACGTCTAGGTTTGAATCCTAGTAAGGCTACACATCGCGATATAGTATAATGGTAGTACGATACCCTCATAAAGTATAGGTTCTAATTCGATTTTAGATATCGCGACAATCATTAATTTTTTTCATATATTTAAAAAAGAGTATAATGTATACACCTAAAATGGTTTTATTATTAAATGCTGATTATATGCCTTTAAACATTACTTCTTTTAAAAAAGCTTATAAACTTATTTATAAAGGAAAAGCGGAGGTTATAGAGGAAGATGATATGATTGTATATACACCTAAGAGTTCTTTTAACAAACCTTCTGTAATTAGATTAAAAAACTATGTTTATTTTAATTACAGAAAAGTAACATTGTCTAAAATTAATATTTTAAAAAGAGACAATTTTACTTGTGCATATTGTGGAACCAAAAACGATTTAACAGTAGATCATATATTGCCTAGATCAAGGGGTGGAAGTAATACTTGGGAGAATTTAGTTACATGTTGTGGAAAATGTAATAGTAAAAAAAACAATAAAACCCCTGAAGAAGCTAAAATGCCCCTTTTATATAAACCCTATAAACCTAATTTCATTGTCTTTATATCTAAGGGAGTAAAAATAAAAGATGTATGGAAAAAATACATGTTAGTAAACTAGTGTAAAAAAAATTAAAATAAAAAAATTGGATTATTAAATATTTATTATTTAAAAAAAAACATACTATTTATGTATGTAAGACAAAAAAAAAATATATAAAGTGAAAACATACTCTATTAGATTATTTCCAACAGCAGAGCAAGAAAAGACACTATATCGTCTTTCATCTATTCGTTGTGAAATATATAATAGTTTACTCCAAATTCAACAAAGAAAATACGCAGAAACCAAAAAAATATTTAATAGGTTTGATTTAATTAACTTGCTACCAACTCTCAAGAAAGAAGAAGCTAATAAACATTGGAGTGAATTAAATTCAAAAGCAATACAAACTATTGCAACAGAATTGTCACAAAACTATCAATCTTTCTTTTCGTTAATTAAAAAAGATAATAAAGCAAAGCCTCCAAGAGAAATTGATAGTACTAAATTTCACAGTATAACCTTTAATCAATCTGGTTGGGCATTTCGTGATAATAACATCATAGTATTGAATAGAATATCAATTAAATTTAAAGGCCAGTTTGATAATGTTAAAGATTTACCTATTAAAGAGGTTCGTTTGAAATTAGTTAATGAAAAATGGCTTTTAGATTTAGTAGTAGATGATAAACAAATCTTTTCCGATAAAAAAGAAATAAGTACAAAGGTTCTTGCATTAGATTTGGGATTAAAGAGATTAGCGACAGGAGTAGATAATAGTGGTAATCAAGTTATCATTTTAAACAAAAGTAAGAAGATAAATAAATATTTTTGTAAACACATTGATAAAATTAAGTCAAAATTATCTAAAAAAGTTAAAAACTCACGCTCATATAAAAGACTTAATAATGTGAAACGAGAATTATACAAAAAGAAGAATGTGCAAATAAAACAAACTCTCCATACTCAGAGTAAAAAATTAGTGAGTATGAATTACAATACTATTGTAATTGGCGACTTAAGAGTTAAAAAACTAATAAAAAAAAGAAATAATTCGATTAAAGGTATTCGTAAATCATTTAGCGAATCTAATATTTCGATGTTTCTTTCTATGTTAGCATACAAATCTCAAGCAAAACAACAAAGTGTGATAAAGATAAATGAAACACATACCACACAATTGAATTGCTTGACAAATAAATTGTTTGCAAACAAAGTTGATTTAACTCAACGTGAAGTTGAAGTCGCACCAGGTTTAGTCATTGATAGAGATTTAAACTCAGCTTTAAATATATTGAAGCGCTATCAAGACAACCATCTTGCTTCTGTGAACGAGCCATTAGTAGTTACTACTAATGTATTGCAAAGTTTAATTTGCAGGAAGCCTATAATTCTTTAGATTATAGGTAGTTCACTTATAATTTTACAAAGAAAACCTAAAAGTCTTTAGATTTTAGGATGAATTTGGAAATTAAATTTCTTTTTAAAAAAAAAAAAAATATAAATAATTTAAAAAATTATACTATTTACATATAAATATTCACCCACGGGAGGTGGGGTAGAGCTTGGGGAGATATCTTCAATGGAAGAATCTATGAACCAAGAAGCCTAAAAATTTTTAAATTATAGGTACTTCACTAAAAACAAAAAACCCTGAAGCACTCACCTCAGGGTTTTTTTATTTTCCTTTTATCTAATTTAGAATTTTGCCTTGTAGTGAAATTAGCATCACGATTGATTTTGGCTCAATAGTTCCACGGGCGGAGCGTGGCAAGGCAACAAAAACAAAAGATACAAATTATGAATAATTTAATTTTTAAAAAAAAAACAAACAGGCTAGTGATGAAATTGGTAGTACATGACAGACTTAAAATCTGTTGAGCATTGCTCGTGTAGGTTCGAGTCCTACCTAGCCTACTATTTTAGGGATATGATGAAACTGGTAGTACATACTAGTCTTAGAAACTAGTGCTAATTAAGCGTGTGGGTTCGAATCCCACTATCCCTACTTAAAGTTTTTAAAACTTGCTTCATAAGTTTTTAATGTTTTGTCTAAAAACATTAAAAAAAAAGAAAATACGAAGAGTTAAAGAAAAAAATACGATTCATAAGGTTACTTTCTCACTATAAATAATTTGTTTGGTCAGTTTTTTTAAGATATTTTTAGGTAATTAAAATGTTTAACAAATTTAAATTAAAAAACTATGATATTTCAAATTATCTCATCTGTATTAGCAGGTTTCGGTTTTTATTTTCTTGTTACTAAAATTATAGATTTAGTCAAAGAAATTAAAAAAATTTCCGAAGAGCGAAAAATATATCATGACTTAACGAGAGACATTCTTTCTAAGCAAATCAAATTTAAAGATAGAATAAATCATATTGTTAGATTTACATTACCTATTTCTAACAAAAAATACGAAGCATTACTGGGAATTTCTTTGAAAAACAATTTAGTTTTTTTTATAAAAGACAACAGTATTATTTACACCCTCCAACATTATAACAATGAAATTATTAAAGTCTTACAAACTACTTTTCATAAAGAAATTAACACTGTAGTACACATTAACGGTGATATTGTAGACCGAAGAACTTATGAAAATAGTCTTTATTTTACTTTAAATCAAAACGAACTTAATGAGCTCAAATCTTTAACAGACCCAGATTATAGTTTGTTAAATTTATCTTCTCCAAAACTTTCTAAACAAGAACAGTTAAATTTACTTTTAGATAAAATAAATCAATCTGGTTATGATTCTTTAACTGAAGAAGAAAAAGAACAATTAAGAAAATTATCAAACAATTAATTAATTAATATTAATTTTATGAAAACATTTTTTATTATTTCGGGACTATATTTTACAGTATGGTATTTAATTTTCGCTTTATTTCCTACAGTACAGTGGAGTGTTAAATTTTTATCGTATAGATTTAAACAACTTAAAGAATTAGTTGATAAAGAAGATAAGAATAAATTTGAATTTAATTTATTAACTATTTTTACAGCGTTTTATTTAGTTTTTTACAAAGGATTTTTACTTGTTTGGTTGGTTATTACTACAGTTTATTTTTACAATAAAGATAATAATATTTTCGGTATTTTAATTTTATTTATTTTATTAGGAATGTTTAAGTTCTTATCTTATTGGTTTTACTCTGTACAAAGTCAGTTACAAATAATTCGCGCGAGTGCAATTCTTAATATTATTATAATAATTACTTGTATTATACTATTAATAGGGTAAAAACAATAGAATTATTATACAACTAATTAAACATTT